CGGTCGGCACCTATCTGACGATCCCGGTCACGATCGCAGATGTGGCGACGGCTGGCGAATATTTTGCGCACAATCCCGATGCGACCAATGGCTGCCAGCACGCGGCTGCCGTGATCCTCTATCCGGTCACCACCGGATCGGGCGAGACCAAGACGGTCACCGCCTGGGTGCGCGGCCCGGTTGAATTGCGCGCCGACGATCTCGTTTGGCCACATGTCGGCATCACGTCGCCAGAAAAAGCCGCCGCCGCCGCCGAACTCGCGGCGATCGGCATCATCCTTCGCTGATAACCATTCCACCGTTGCGATTTAAGGGAATTTGCACGGCTCAACATAAAGGACAATTTCGATGACACCCTTCAACGTCTTCACTGAGGACATGTTCAGCGCCGTGACGCTCTCGGCGGCGGTGGACAAGCTTTTCTACGTCCCGACCTATCTGCAAACGCTGGCCGGGCTGATCGTGCCCGATCCGGTTCGCACCGAAGTGATCTGGATCGAGGAACGCGAGAATGTAGCCACCATCATCCCATTCAGCCCGCGCGGCGCACCGCCTGATCAGGTCGGTGGCGACAAGCGGGTGGCGCGAGCCTTCCAAACCCTGCGCTATGCCAAGGCGTCGCGCATCACCGCTGCCGAACTTTTCGGCATCCGTCAATGGAACAGCGAAGTTGCTTTGAAGGATGTCGGCACCGAAGTCGCACGCCGGCAAAGCAAGTTGCTCGCTGGCGCATCGCTGACCAAGGAATATCATCTGCTCAACTTGGTAACGCAGGCCAAGCAACTCGATGCCGCTGGCAATACGATCTATGACTGGGCCACTGAGTTCGAACAGACAATCCCGAACGAAGTCGACTTTGATCTCGACAATCAATCCTGGGCCGCCGGTGCGATCTTGAAGAAATGCCGGGCCGCACGACGTTCGATCCAGATCGGCTTGGCTGGCGTCGGCACGGCGAGCCGCATCGTTTGTCTGTGTGGCGATGCCTATTACGAAGACCTGACCACCAACCCGGAAGTTCGCAACACCTACCTGAATTGGCAGGCAGCGGCGGACCTGCGCAATGCCTCGAAGGAGTGGTCATCCTTCATCTATGGTGACATTGAGTTCATCAATTACCGTTCGACCGACGACAAGAGCACGGTCGCCGTCAATACCGACAAGGGCTTCATGTTCCCACTCGGTGCCGGCATTTTCCGTCAGGCATTGTCACCGGGCGAGCGTTTTGAACATCTCGGTCAACTTGGCCAAGAGTTCTATTCGGGGATGGTGCTCGACGACGACCGCAATTCATGGGCGGATGTTGAACTCTACAGCTACCCGCTCTGGGTTTGCACCATGCCGCAGGCGCTTTACCACACCAAGCGCACATGATCGACTGGCGAACATTGGCGGCGCAAACCGACGCCGCTATCAGCGCTCAATTCGGCGAGCGCGTTCGCCTGATCCCGATGCGCGGGGACGGATATGCTCCCCGCGTTCCCGATCCGACGCGAAAAGCCATCACGGTCGTTTTGGCGTTCGACACTTCCGGCGAACGTGCGATGTCCCTGATGGCGGATCGTGCCGGGATGCCGTTTCAAACCCGCGTCGCGCTCGGTGATATGTTCCTGTGGTCGCTGTCCGATAGTTACGACGCGGTGAAGGCGTTCGATCCGCAGGAAGGCGATCTGGCCGAAATGCTTGATCTCGGCGAGACCTACGAGATCAACAAGGCCATTCCGACCGCGACTAGGTGCGTGATGATGTCGGTGATCCGGGGAGAGAAATGATCATCCGTTCCTGCATTCGGATGGCGGCAGTGAAGGCGCTGCGCAATTCGACATGGGCCGAAGAACGCTGTTATGACAGCGAGACGACGCCGCTACAGGAGGCGGTCAAGGCGGCAGCCAAACCGTTCGCGGTTGTCTATACCGAAGACCTCGACGATACCATCGAGGGCCGCGACCAGCTTTGCCCCGACAAGCGCAATATGAAATTGGTGGTCGAGTTCGGCCTTGCCGGGCGCATCGAAGCCGTCGATGGCGGTTCGCCGGTCGCGATCCCGGCGACGTCGGATGCGATGGAGCGCGCGGTCGACCTGTTCGAGTATCAGATCGTGACGCAACTGTTTCACCGGCCGGATAATCCATGGGGCGAACTGTTGCGCCGGATGGTGCCGGCGGTGCATTCGGTTGCATCGACGCGCGCGGGCGAGAGCGAGCGCGGCGTGAGATGGGCAGCGCGCCAGCGCGTCATGGTGGTCGAAACCATCGCCGATCCGACGCCCGGCGAAGTTCTCAAGGCAAGCAACCCGATATTTGATTTCCTCACGATGGCGCGCGCGGACGAAGACATGTCACTGGCGAAAATCCCCGAACTGATCGAAAGCCTGCTTTCGACCACCGACCGGCCGACATGGCGACAGGCGCAAGCGGCCCTTGGTCTCACCGAGGATGAAGTGCGCGGCATCGGCATCGCGCCGCCTTACCTGACGCCGGATGATGAAGTGACGACCGACAAGATCAGGATCAACAGTACCGATCAGGATCATGCCACCGCCGACAATATCGACGAGCGCGTAAACACCATCGATATCGAGTTCAACGATCAGATCGTCACCGTGCCGGTGCAGAGCGAGAACCCGTTGTGAATGTCGACGACCACATCACGCAATTGTGGGCTCGGGTTTCCGAACTCGAACGGCGCGCCGCGAACATGGTGCGGCATGGTCCGGTGACTGACGTAGATACCAAGAAGCAATTGGTGCGCATCCAGTTAGGCCCGGATGCAGATGGTCAGCCGTTTAAATCGGCTTGGACACCATACGCTCAGATGGCGGGCGATTTCAAATTTCACAATCCGCCGGTGAAGGGTCAGAACATGTCACTGTTCGCGCCCGGCGGCGATCCGGCGCAGGCAATAGCTGTGCCTTTCACATGGTCATCGAAGCAGACGTCACCATCGACCAAGGAAGACGAACACGTCACCACATTCGGCGCGTATCGAAAGACGCTGACCAAAAAGAGCGTGCTGATCAAGGTGCAACAGGATCACCAAGACAATCGCGACGCGGCTGATCAGGAAATGAAACTGACGCCGCAAGAGCAGAATTTGTATTCGCATCATCTCGACAACCTTTACGGCGGTGGAAGCGTCACCAATCCTGACGGCTCGATCTCAACGATCAGGCAGATCACGGTTGGCACTGATGCAGGCGTCACCAATATTCCGACCGTTTGGGATGGACAAATTCTTTCCAATTCCGATGCGATCTCGCGCGCGCAGGCAGCGGGAATGGAAAATTTTCCGTCGTATCCCGACGAAGCCACCGCGCAAGCGCGCTACGATCAGATGCATACCTTCATGGATAAGGACGTGCAGACCTTCAAGCAGAATAAGGAACCGGAAACGACATGGCTGATCCAGCGTGACAAGGTTCGCGTGCAGGTCGGCGGTAACTCGACGGTGTTCGAAGCTACCGACAAGAAGATCACCATGAGCATCGGTAATACCAAGATGACGCTCGAAGACGGCAAGGTGCATGTCGAGAGCGAGCGCATCGAGACGCAGGGCAACACCTATCTCGGTGATCCGACCGCGAGCGATGCGGTGCTTGGTGATACAGGTTCGGTGTCAAACAATTCGCCGAAGGTGTTCGTCAAGGCCACGCAGGGTGCGAGCCCCACAGCCAAGGACACTCAGCCATGAGATCAGCGCTTGCGAGGTCGCTTCGGTCGCTGGTTGTTCGCCTGCTCTTTGTAGGTTGCCCACTTGCAATTCGACTTCGAGTAGCCGCGATTATTTTTCTTGCGTTCAAGCGTCATTCGCGGCGGTGGCGGTGGCTTCTCGCCCATGTCGGTGAGGAAATTGTCGAATTTCATCCATCGTTTGCATACCGTGATGCCTCGCCCGCCGTAGTCGTCAAAGCGAGGATGGTTTGGATTGGTGCAGCGTTGGATCATCGATTGCCAACTGGTGTAGGTTCGCGATGGATTATTTTTCGGAGAGTGTCCGTGCCTCAATTGAGTTGGAAAGTCGCGCAACAGGCATCGGCAGCTTGTCGTTCGACCGGCACGAAGATGATTGCCTTGCGTAATGATCTCATTGCCGCATTCGCAGCGACACTTCCATCGAACATGCTTGTTGCTGCTATCGACGCGACCTTTAACCGTCAGGCGTCCGAACTTCTGACCTGTCAGATCAATCAAGTTCACCGGAGGGCCTTTCGGTGAGCGCTGGCATGAATAGGAGCACGGGAAGGATTTTGACCGACTGGGATCATTGCGTGCAAAGTATACGCTGCATTATGACGACGCCGTTTTTTGAGAGGGTCTGTCGCGAATATGTAGGATCACACGCGGTAAAATTGCTCGGTGAACCTGCCAATAGCACGACAATTTTAAGATTGCAATGGGCGATCTGTCTTGCCATCGAACTGTTCGAGCCGCGCGCCGTGCCTTATCGCATCTCGATCACAGATTTAGACCGCACTGGCGCGTCAAGCTGGGTTATACAGGTGATCTATCGGCCGAACGCGCTCGAAGGCGACTTCACGCCATCAGGCATCCGAACGCTCGTTTTCGATCCGACCGTGTCGGGGCAAATCGTTCTCGACAAATCGTTTGATGAGGTTGCCTGATGGCATCGACGCGCTTCCTAGCACCCGATCTGACGCAACTGACGCCTCCGCAGTTGATCGAGGAAGTCGACTTCGAAGTCATCCTTGCCGAACAAAAGGCATGGACGCTGGCGCGCTGGGATGAAGTGCGCGCGGTGCGGCCCGATCTGCCGGCGCTCGATACGCTCGGCCTCGAAACCGAACCGATGACGATCATCCTCGAAAGCTACGCATTCCGCGAGACCTTGGTTCGAGCGCTGGTCAATGACAAGGCGCGCGCGGTGTTGCTGGCCTATGCGGTTGGAAGCGATCTCGACGCCATCGGCGCGTTCTTTTCGACCTACCGGATGACGGTTGTCGCCGCTGATCCGGCGAATGGCGTCGCGGCGATCATGGAAGATGATGACCGCTTTCGCCGACGCATCCAGCTTGCGCCAGAAGCGTTTTCGACGTGCGGGCCGCGTGGGGCCTATATCTATTGGGCTCTGACGCTAACGACTGACATTGCCGATGCCTGGGCCTATTCGCCATCCGATGGCCGCGTCAACGTGGTGGTGTCTGGGCCAAACGGCGCTGATGTTTCCGACGATATCTTGGGACAATTGGTCCGCCGATATGCTGACGAAGACATCGTGCCATTGACCGATCGCATCAACGTCTATCGCGCGGTGCGGCAAGAGTATGCTTTCGAGGTTACGGCATTTTTCGCGCGCGGGCCTGATCCGACCATTATTGAAACCGCTGTTGAAACCAGCCTGCGCAAGTTCGCATCCGAAAATGAGCGCATCGCGGCGACGATTTATCGAAACGCCGGGATTGCTGCCAGCAAGATCGCATCGACCGACAATGTCCTAGTGACTTCGCCGTCAGCGGACGTAGTATGCGATGACGATCATATTCCGCATCTGACCGGCGTCATCGTTCACCCCGTCATTCTTGGGGACTAAAGCCAGTGGCCTTGCCGCAATACTCCGACCACCTTCTGCCGCGCAACTCGACCGCGCTAGAGCGCGTCTTGTCGGCGGCCGGTGCGCGCATGACCGGGCTGCCGGTGCAGATCGATCTATTGAAGCGGCCTTTCGATTGCCCGACGCAATTCCTGCCGCATCTCGGCTTCGAGCTATCGGTCGATGTTTGGGAAAATAGCTGGACCGAGATGCGCAAGCGAACCGCGATCTCGCGCGCGATCCCGCTGCAACAGAAAAAGGGCACCGGCTACACGCTGCGCGAATATGTGCGCTATGCCGACGCCGAAGTGATCAAGATCGAGAGACCACCGCAAGGCGTGTTCGCCGGCAAGTCTCTGACCAAGGAGGAACGCGAAGCATGGTTGGAGACCTTACCGCAGATCAGGCTTTGGTCGATCCGCGACACGGTGAATGCGCCATCGCGGAAGATGTTTATCAATTCGAACAATTCCAGGCGGATGCACTCCGCAAGATTTTGTCTGTCATGGGGCTGCCTCGTACCTTCATCAGCGCTGGTCCGGCATGGCCGGCGAGCGCGCTGGGTCGTAGGCGGCGTCGAAACCGACACCCGCGTCAGTAACGATGGATCGATCGAGCAGCTTCACATTCCATCGGTCGCCGGCCTGTCGGCCTTTTGCGGCCGGCCGATGCTTGGCCGATATCTGACGGTCTCGACGTCATCGCGACGCTTGGTGACGATCCAGCCGGCGCAATCGCTGCCGTGGCGATCAGCCGTGACGCCGTCGATGCAAGCGATCACCGCAGAACCGGAACGCGTGAAGGTCGGTGGCACGCGCGGGCTGCAACTGTTTTGTGGAATGCCAATGCGCGGCTTCCTGGTCAAGACCACCGCGCCAATGCGGATTTATGATCGATACGCGGTCTATGACGGCTCGGTGCCGGCACATCGGGCGGCGACGATGTTCATGAACCACGGACGTTTCGGCTGGCCCGCTCACTATGCGCGAGTTTATCTGTCGGTGCCAAGCCAGCGGAGCGGGTTTGCCTTCGGCTTGGGTATCAATATGCCAAAAAAATTCTTGGTGCCGCACAATCCCGAACCGCTGGCGAAAGCCATGCGGGCGATCCGCGCCTCAAAGCGACTTTCCGACCGGATCGATTTGGTGATCGGTCCAATTCACAAGTTTGTCGCCGGCAAGACCTTCATCGCTGGCGTCGATAGTTACATCGCTCCTTGAAAGGAAACCAAGATGGAAAGGCTTGTAAAGTTTGCCGACAACCAAGAGGTGCAGGCAGAAGACTTCACCAATATCCAAGCCTTCGCGCGAACCTCGTTCGATGATCTCGTCAATGACGTGGTGACCGTCTCACGACGGTATGCCGGGTTCGAAACACAGAAGACCGCGCAGGCAGAAATTCAGGTCGGCCCCGGTCGCTTCTATGATGCTGGCGGCGGCGTCTACTATCGCACCACCACTCTTGTGCAATCGATGATTTCCTATCTGCCGCCGACGACGGGATCGAAGCGCATCATTCTCGTTTGCGTCAGCGGCAGCGAAGTCGACACCAACGTGCAGACGCGCGACTTCCTGGTCGACAGCGTCACCGGGCGCACCGAACCGGATGCCGTCGCGATGGAAAGCAGCCGTAGCGCTGTCATCTCGATGGTGCAGGGTAACATCAGCGCCGATCCGCAGACGCCTGGCACACCATCCAATTCAGCGGCGATCGCCAGCGTGTTGCTCGATCCGACTGGCGTTGTTTCGGTGACGATGATCCCCGACAACTCGGTGAAATCAACCGAAGCCCTGGACCTGCGCACCGCGATCATCGAAGCCTTCAAGTCCGCGATCGAACCGCGCGTGATGTCGCTGGCTGCCGATATCGCCGCGCTCGCGAAGCGCATCGATGGGCTTGGCCAGAACAGCAACAAATCTCTGGCGCAAGTCTATCAGGATGTGGCGCTGCTCAAGGTCAATGCGGGGCTACCAGCGGACTTCGCGAATTACGGGGCCGACAATTATCAATCGACCGCGCACTCCGACACGGCGAACGCTGCCGGGCTCGGCTACGATTGCCAGATCAGCAACGGCCTGACGTTCAATGTTGCCGCCAGTTGGAACCGAGAAGTCGCGCTTTATTCAAGCTACGACGCCAACGCCAACTTCAATGATGGTCTCGTGCTGCCGGCTTTCGATAGCGTCTTGAAACTCGACACGCTGACGCCGGATGCGGCGACCAGCACACATTCGATCAGTCAGTACGGCTATCAAACCTTCGACATGGTGCAGAAGACGATCACGCGCTATCGCCTGCGCTACGGCCCGTATTGGGGATGGTACTATCCCTATTACTACCCTTGGTATTATTCGTTCTGGGGCCTGTGGCCCGACATGACGTGGTCGGCTTACCTCGCGTGGTACGGTGCATGGCCGTATGCATACTACTACTACTATTATTGGTACTACCCCTGCTATTGGTACGAAGCCTACACCGAGACCTATTGGGACATGGAGGTTGTCGATCACAGCATTCTCGGCGCGCAGGTCGCGCAGACGTGGCTCAACGCGAACGACATGTGGTGTACCGGCCTCGGCATTTACATCTCGACGGTCGGCGCTGCCAATCCGGTCTATGTGTCGATCTGCGAATTGACGGCGGGGCAGCCCGACATCAAGAAGCTGATCGCACATACGATGATCGATGGCGACAAGGTCAAGACCGGCTGGAACGTGGCACAGTTGCAGCCGACCTTCCTGAAAGGCGGCACGCGCTACGGCGCGGTGTTCACGTCGGAAGCCAACCATCAGGTGCAGCTTGTCAACGGGCAATCGTATCTCGATGGCACGCTGTTTTGGTCGACCGATACCGAGTATTATACCGGCGATCTCACCAACGATCTGCGCATGCAGATTTACGGCGCGCAGTTCAAGGCATCGCAGACCACCATTCAGTTCAATTCGCTTTCGCTCGATGGCGGCATCCTTGCCATCGATCTCTTGGGCCGCGCGGTGGTGCCGGATGGTTGCCAGTTGTTCTATGAAGTGCAGCCGGAAGGCGGCGACTGGCAAGCGATCACATCGGAGAATATCTCGATCCTCAATCCGAGTTCGCCGCCGACATCGCTTTACTTCCGAGGCCGTTTCGTCGGCACCAAGGACGTCGCGGCCGGCGTGCAACTGGCTGGCTCGAAGGTCACGGTGTCGCGACCGAAGGTGACATTCAAGCATGTGTCATCGCAGTTCACGATCACCAGCGTGACGACGCTCGCGGTCAAGGTCCGGTTGACCAACTTCCAAGATGACGGCGCTGGCACCCCGCATTCCTGCACGGTGCGCCTGCACATTGGTTCTGACTATATCACCGGCACCGTGGCCGATGCGCTGGTCGATGCGGCAACCAAGACCTATGAGCGAACCGTCACCTTCACGACGGATGCGTTCACGCAATTCCGCGTCGTGATCGATGGCACCACAACATCGGCCGGCTATTTGTTCACGGTGGCGGATATGGTCTACTGGACGGCATAACCTGTGAGCGCAGACAGGGCGGGGTGATACCTCGATAGAGGGCAACGAATGCCCCGCCCGCTATCTCAATCGAAAGGAAGACGATAATGGCAACCTATGATCCGGCGACGCGCTATCGCATCAAGGTCAATCGCGTGGTGCGGCTCGCCGATGGCCTGACCGTGCTTCGGCCTGACCATCACAACATCGAAGCCTACGGCAATGTCGTCAGCCAGATCGATGCGGCTTGGCTGGTATCGGCCGAACCTTTGCCGGCGGTGCCTCAAACGATCGGGGCCGACGTCAAGGCAGCGGTCGAGAGTTCGCAGGCAGCCAGCACCGCTTCGAGATCAGCGGGCGCGAAGCTAGGTAAGGCTTCCGTCAAATCGTGAAGGAATGAGCCATGTCGCGGCGGATCGATGCCTACAAGATCAAGACCAACGATAATCTGGGCAATCCCGCGTTCTGGAATGCTCGCTTCGCGGATATCGACAACCGCCTAGGCGCGGTCGAGGACTATGAAGGCGAATTGCAAACCGTCGTCGATAGCCTCACCGCGCTGGCGCTGGCGCGACTGAACGACACGTTCCTGCCGCTGATCAACGAAGCGCAATCGCGGCTCAATTCGCTTGCGGTGTCATTCTCGGCAGAAGCCTTGACGTCGCTGGCCTGCACCGCAGGCACCAAGGTGTTCACCCTGACGGATGCGACCGCCGCGAATTACGTCTATACCGACTACATCACCGCGCGCGCGGCAAGCGCCCCGGACAATACGATGACCGGGCAAGTCGTATCCTTCGATCGAACCACGAAGCATCTTACGGTCGCGGTCGATCGCGTCACCGGCGACGCTGGCACCTATGGCGACTGGCTGATCCGCGTCGGTTATCCGCCGGGCTCGAACCATGAAACCGACTACGACAACCCGCACCATGTCACGGCGGAACAGGTCGGAGCCTACACCATCGACGAAGCGAACGTCGCCATCGTCGATGCGATCGTGGCGGCGGTCGCCGCGCTGGCGCTGCAATCGGCCTCGCAGCATCCAGCGAGCGACTTCGCGACGGCGGATCACAGTCATAACATCGGCGACCTTACCGGGACGGTGGCATTCAGCAACATTGCGACGTCGGCGTTCGCGGATGCTGCCGCGATGCGCGCGCTCACCGCGTCGAAACTGATCTCGACCGATGCGGTCATTGCCGGCAATGCCTATGTGGCCGGCGGCAACCTCACCGGCGCGGTCGCGCTCAACTTCGCCAACTTCGTCAATGTCGCCTATACCCTGACCGGCGACGTCACGCTGACGCCCGGCACGATCCCGACGGCGCTAGTCGGAACGTCCGGCGTGATGGAATTTACCGAGGACGCCACCGGCAACCGCAACATCACATGGGGCAGCGGCTTCAAGTTTAGCGATGGCATTGCGCCCGCGATCGACAAATCTTCCGGTCGCGTCAACACCATCAACTATCACATTCGTTCGACATCGCTCGTCTACATCGGCTTGGCGTTCCACGGCGTCAGGTAACCTCTTTCGATAGGAGAATAAGGCTATGGCCCTTCAATTTGGTTTTGCTTTCCAGCGCGAAGCACTCGAACCCGCGCCGCCGTCGAATGCGATCATGAGCGTCGTCGGATTGTGCGCGCCGATGACGAAGGCTACCGGCGTGCAGGATAGCGACTTCACCGGCGCATTCCCGCTCAATACCCCGGTGATGTTCAACACCACCGACGCGATGGCGCGGATGATCGATCCGTTGACGCCGGTCGGTGACGCGATCTCCGCGCTCAATTCGCAGTTGGGCAAGATGCAGCGCAGCGCCCGCGTGATCGTCACCCGCGTGGATGAAGGCACAAACCAAGACCCGGCGGCGAAGTATCTCGAAACCGCCGCGAACATCATCGGCAATAGCTCGACCGGCACCGGGCTTTATTCGTTCAAGAAGGCCGGCGCGATCGTCGGATGCTATCCGCGCCTCGTCGCATGTCCTGGCTATACGTCGCAAATGCCGGAAGATGCGGACGTCAATCCGATTGCGGCGGCGCTTCCGCCGATCCTCAATTCCTACCTAGGTGTCGCGGTGGTCGACGCGCCCGGCACCAACGAGGCCGACGCCATCACCTACCGCGAAGGCATCGCATCTGATCGCATCATCGTATGCGAGCCTGACGTGAAGGTGCTTGAGGCTGGCGTCATCGTGCGCCGTCCGTTGTCGCCGCGCATCCTTGGCATCGCGGTGCGCCGCGATTTCGAGTACGAGGGTCGGCCATCGCATTCATGGGCCAATCAGCCGGTTTACGGCATCGTCGCGCCGGGCCGCTACATCGATTTCAGCCTGACCGATGGCTCGACCGAGGGCCAAGACTTGCTGGGGCATCAGGTCGGCGTCTTGGTGCGCGGCGAAAGCGGCGACGACTTCGCCATTGCGGACGGCGGCTTCGTCGCGGTGGTTTACGAGAACTGCGACGAAGCGAGCGGCGGCATCTGGCAACAGTTGCACAAGACGCGGATGCGCGACTTCATCGAACTCACCGCATTGCGAACGCTGCGCTACTACCTCGGCAAGTTCAATCTGACGACGCATACGATCCAAGTGATCGTCAATGTGATCTCGGATATCCTGACGATCTCGCAATCGAAGGGTGACATCCTCGGCTTCGTGTGCCGCTTCGATCCCGACACCAATAACCCGGACGATCTTCGGCAGGGCCATATCTATATCGACGCTCGATTTGAAGAAGCGCCGATGTTCCGCATGGCGACCATCGAGAGCCGACCGCATCGCCCGGCGCTCGACGCGACGATCGCCGCGCTCACCGCTTCAACGGTCTTGGTGTGACAGACGCCGAAACCAAATTCTGCCCCGGATGCGGCGCGGTCAAACCCCGCGCTGCATTCGGCAGTAACAAGGCCAGATATGACGGTCTCAATAATTATTGTCGAGACTGCATCAGGCTTCGAAATGACAATCGCGGTGATCGATCAGGCGAGCATCGCAGGTACTACGTAAAAAATCGCGATCAGGTCTTAGAGAAGCAGGCGACGCGCAAGTCTGGATGGTCGGATGCGAGGCGGGCGAGTGATCGCGAAGTGCAGCGCGTCGGGGCGAACAAGCGATATAAAACCGATCCGATGGTTCGCATCAAAGCAGCGACAAGCGTCGCATTGCGCCGCGTGCTTCTAGGCGAGAAGGCTGGCAGGCGGACGTTCGATTTATTGGGTTATACCACAGACGATTTGCGGCAGCATTTAGAGAAACGATTTGCGCCCGGCATGTCTTGGGATAACTATGGCGAATGGCATATCGATCACGAAAGGCCGGTGGCATCCTTCTCGTTTGATGTCGATCCACTCGCCACGATCAAGGAATGTTGGGCGCTCGAAAATCTGAAACCGATGTGGGGGCCGGATAACAAGCGCAAGAGTTCAACATGGAACGGCATCCACCACCATCGAAAAGGAAATCGTCATGGGCACAATTCTGCTCCTAGAGAGTGTCAACCTATTCTTGGGTAACAACGATCCCGAAGCGTCAAAGCATATCTCGCTGTCATCGATGACGTTGCCAGCGCTCGAATATCAAACCGCCGCGCATAATCCCGGCGGCGGCCCCGGCGAGATCGAGTTCAACATGGGCGCAACGAAGAAACTCGAACTGTCGTTCAAGATGGCTGGCTACGATCCTGACAGTTATCGGCTGTTCGGCGTTGGCTCTGGCAGCGTGAACACCTTCACCGCATACGGCGTGATCCGCGACAAGCGCGAGGGCACGCTGATCCAAGGCAAGTCGATCATCAAGGGAAACATCCAGAAGGTCGCGCCGGAAGCCTACGAGCGCGGCAAGATGTTCGGCCACGATCACGTCATCGGCGAAGTCTCGCATTATGAGCTACACGTCGGCGGGTCCGAGTGGTATTGGTGGGACATGTGGGCGGCCCCGCGCGCGCGGACGTTCGGGAACACGGATCAGGAATATTTGGCAGCTTTAGGGCTCGCTTGATTTTGGAGTGGTATTCATTGCGAAAGCGCATCTCAAAACGTCGATGGAAGGCTCGCTTTCGGATCGGCAAATGGATTTCGCGTGAAGCTGTCGAAAATAATAACCTCGCCTCCTACGTGGCTGACGGAATTTGGCATCCATCCGGTGCCCATCTGATCCGACGTCGGATGCCAGCGGAGCGACGCGATGGCTGATGTGCTTGCCTATCCCTCAGACATCGCGCCGCCCGGCTGGTCGCCAGATCGCGATCCCGATGATCCTTTCGCTGGCGGATATCAGCCGAAGCCGGGACCGAAGCCCGATATTCCGACCACCGGCAGCGGTGTCAAGCCGGCACCGATCACGCGCGATGATGAAGAAACCGCGCGCTTCGCCGACGTCGAGCAACAGGTTTTTGCCAATCTCCCCGATGAACCCCCAGAGCCAGAAGTCCCGCGCCCGGCGGTGCAATCTATCGGCACCGCCGGGCTGACGCGATACACTCTGCTCTATCCGGTCAAGATCGAAGGGCTCGCGCTGCGCGAGATCAAGATCAGCCCGCCCGCGCTCTGGGATGTGCAGGATTTTCTCGCCGGAAAGATCAAGAGCAATTTCGAACTGATCTCGCGGATGACCGGGCTCTCGCCGGTGATGCTCGGTGCGCTGCGCTGGCCGGACGTGCAAGCGTTGCTCAACATCACCACCGATCTTTTGCCGGCGTTCGTTCGTGATGCCATTGACCAGCAAGGGCGCGGCAATGAATGAGCGCGAACAAGCCGCCATGGCCGTCGCCAATCTTGAAGCGGCGACCACCGATGCGATCCTTGCTACGGCAGAGAAGCTTCGCGAGTTGGCAGGGCCGCGCGCCGCCGTTGCGTTCTGCGAATATATCGGCAGGCAGGTCAACGCCTATGCCATCAACGTCAAGCGCGGATCGAACTGATGGGCACGCAGCAATCCACCATCATCATGAAGTTGATCGATGGCGTGACCGGCCCGGCAGGGTCAGCGTCGAACGCGATGCGCAATCTTCTTGATATCGGGGGCAAGGCGGGCGCGAGCGGCGGCCTGATGTCTGGATTGCTCGATACCACCGTTGGGCAGCTTGCGACTGTGGTCAGCGCCTACAAGATCGCGCAATTTGCCAAGGAAGGTTTCCTCGAAGCGGCGCAAGAGGAAACGCAGTTCATGCGGATGCGCCAGCGCACCGGGGCTACGATCGCGGAAGTAAATCGCGCGCGAGATGCGATTGACGAAATGACGATGCACTTCGGTGTTGCGCACAACGATATGATCGAGGGCTTTCAGAAACTTGCGGTCGGCGGTCGATCATTCGCGGATAGTCTGGCGCTATTGCCACAAGCCGCAACGGCGGCACAGGCATTCGGCGTTGCCATCAAGGATGCAGCCGTTGTCGCTGATGCGCTCGATGCGCAATTGAAGATTTCGGCTGCCGATATGCCGAAAGCATTCGATCTGATGGCTGGCGCGGCGCGTGCCGGTAATGTCTCGGTCAGCGAACTGATGACGATCCTGCCGGAACTCGGTGCCAAGGCGAACGCGGCCGGCATGAAGGGCACCGATGGATTGCGACAACTATTGGCAATCCTAGAAACGGTTCGGCCCAACTTCGCCAGCAGTGCGGAAGCGGCTGGCGCGCTGGGGACCGTGCTCGATAATTTGCAGAAAAAGACCGTGCTGGCAGCATTCGCGAAACAAGGCATTGATCTCAAGGCGCGTCTTGATGCCGCGAAGAAGTCTGGCGATAATTTGGTAGAGGTTTTCTACAACGCGGCCATTCAAATGACGAAGGGTGATCTATCCAAGCTGCCTTCGTTCTTCGCGCGCGGTGCGGCTGACTTGGTGCCGTTCCTGAAAGCATTACAGGATAGCGGCGGCGCGTGGCAGGCATTCGATGAAGCCGCTAGACATAGCGGCGAGACGGTTAGAGACGCCAATGAGGCAATGAACTCGACCGAAGCGCAATTGAAGCGGCTAGCCGAAGCGTGGCGCAAGGCCAAGGAAGAAACCGGCAAGGCGCTGATCGATGCCGGCGCGGTCGAAGGCTTGAAGTGGGTTACCGACGAGATCAGGCGAACGGTCAACGACTTCAAGCAACTTGCTGATGACATCCATATGATCGGGGTGCGAACCGGGATAGTCACCGCGACCAAGGAGGACACTGCCCGGCTATTGGCGGAAAAGGTCAAGACGCTCGAAGACCGGCTGGCGGAATATCGCACCGGCAAGCAGACGCCGGTCAAGGAGCAACTGGCGATCAATGCCGAAGCCGAACTGGCAAGGCTGCGCGGGGAACAGACCAAGGCGATAGCGGAAGCGCAGGCGGCCGAAGCGGCTGCCGCGCCAGCGAAGCCGCCAGTATCGCCAACTGCGGTCGGTGGCGTCGTCAAGCCGATGTATGATCTGACCAAGGCCGGCATCACGACGCCGCTCGAAGCGGTTGTCACGCCGAAGGTCGAGCGCGGGGCCGATCTGACCGCGCCGCTATCTGCGATGGGAGTGGAAGCTGGACAGGCGGCGGGCGTCGCGGCCGGAAACTCAATGATCAATTCGATGCTAGATAGCGTTCGAAAGGGCATCGGCGAAGTCAAGGCGGCGATCGAAAGCGGGCTCGCCGGCACCACCGCGAACGTCAATGTCAAGCTTGGTGGCGTCAACGCTTCGATGCGTGATGCGCCGACGCCAGCGAACACGCAATAGGGATCATCATGCTATTGCAGGTCGGCCCGCTTCAATTCGACGTCGCGCCGTTCAACGCGCATGAGATCGCGCACGAAGCCGCGACCGAGTTTGCCAAGAAGCCAGTCGTCGGCCGCCGCAAAATCTATGAGTGGGTTGGCGAGGATGAGGAAAAGCTGAAAATTAAAGGCAAGCTTTTCCCGTTCAAGATCGGCGGCCTCGGATCGTTGCAATTGATGCAGACGCTTCGCCAGAGTGGCGCGCCGCAATATGTCGTTCGCGGCGATGGAACGGTGCTAGGCTGGTACAATATCATGGAATGCAACACCATCGACAAGCATCTGTCGGTCGATGGCATCGGCGAAGAAATCGAAGTCGAGACGGTGCTAGAGCGCGCCGACAGTCCGGGCGCGGCGGCGTCGTTCTTCAATATTTTTGGGCTGGCTCCCTGATGGCAACGAGGATCGATGCTTGGGTTATGAATTGGATGCGAGCCTTGGACCTGCATCACGGTGACTGGATGATCGTAGGAGAGGAAGCCGAACGCATCGGCTCCGCGAGGAAGTTCATCTATGAGCATTGCAATGACAACGTCGGTTGAAGTGCTAGAGATCAGGGGCGAGGGCTTGGTGCTGTCGCGGATCATCGCGCGCCGATATCGTCGCTACATCCCGCATTATCTCGAACGGATTTATGATTTGAACCCCGGCCTCGCGGCGCAAGGTCCGATCCTGACGGTCGGCACGAAGATCAAATTCCCAGCGCCGATGTCGGCCGAAGACACCAATGCCATCGATATTGTTCGTCTCTGGGATTAGCGCATGCTGGTCGAGGCTACAGACTTCGTCGTCATCGTCGCTGGCACCGATTGCTCGGTGCGCTTTGCCTCGCGGCTGATCTCTTGCGACGTCATGGACAATTCCGGCGAGACCGCCGACACATGTCGCATCAATCTCGATGATACCGGCGGCATCATCGTGATGCCGCAAGAGGGCGCGCCGGTGGTGGTATCGTTCAATGGCGTGCAGGCGTTCGACGGGATCGTCGACGATGTCCGCTCGGTCTACGATCGTGGCAGCGGCCGGCGATTGGAGATCGACGCCAAATCGGCGGACATGAAGGGCAAGCAGAAGTCGCCGAAGCGCAAGCATTGGGATGACAAGTCTGTCGGCGACGCGATGAAGGACGCGGCCAAGGATGGGGGCTTCGATCTCACGGTCGCGCCGCGCATCGCCGGCATCAAGCGCAAGTACATCGCACAGGATGGCGAAAGCCCACTGCACTTCATCACGCGAATGTCTAGCGAGACGGGCGGCACCTTCAAGATGATTGGCGGCAAGCGCGGCGTGGTGCTCGATCGAAACCAGGGCCAGACGGCAGGCAGCGGCTTGTCGATCGGCATGGTGCTGGCAATGGCCGGCGCGAACCTGATCACCGCGAACATCTCTCCGATCCTGACGCGGCCTCGATACAAGGAAGTGCGCGGGCGCTGGTACGACGTCAAGGCGGCAAAGTGGAAAGAGGAAGTCGTACAGGTCGAGGGCATTCAGAGCGCGGATGGCAGCGCTAGCCTGCGCCACTCTAAGACCGACGCGGACGAAGCCAAGGAGACCGGAAAATCCAGCGGCAAGGAAAGCGCGCGCAACAAAGGCGCTGGCTCTGTGATAATCGATGGCGACGCGACAGCGCGCGCGGAAGGACAATGTACGGTGATCGGTGTTCGGCCCGGCGTTGACGGCACCTATACGATAGATCGCGCCGAACATAATCTCGAACGCGGCAGCGGCTTCCAATCGACGCTGACGTTGAAGAAGCCGGAAGATGCCAAGGACGATCGCGGCAAAGGCAAGACGGCGGCCTCGACCAACGGGGCCGCGCAGCAATCGATCCCATATCAACCGCTGTTCTCACGGTCCTGACAGATGGCGCAAACCTTCATCTTCCTGACCGCGTCATCCGGCAACCTGATCGTGCCGGACGGCTGTACGGGTTTCGATTTCATCGACGCGATCAGCGCGGGAGCGAACGGTCAACCATCCTATGGTGGCGCGTATGGCTTCAACACTCATGGCGGCGGCGGCGGCGCGGGTGGAGGCTTCGCGCGCAAGAACAACGTCGTGGTGTCGCCTGGGCAATCGCTGCCGTACTATGTCGCGACGATCGGGGGTTACAACTATACCGGCATCATGATCGGTGGCAGTTGGGTTTGCCTGTCCTATTCGGCGGTCGGTATGACACCGGGCTACGGATCGATCGGCGACGTCAAGCACACTGGCGGCTATGGGGCCTATGGCACCGAGGGCATCGCAGGCGACGGTGTGTCAGGTGGCCCCGGTGGTGGTGGTGGCGGATGCGCCGGACCAAACGGCAACGGCATCAACGCGAATGGCCCGCTCGGTGGGGCCGGCGATAATTATTCTGGCGGCGCACCCGGCGCGCCCAGCTACTACGCCGGTGCGCCCGGCCTGATGGGACATGAGTACGGCGCGCCTGCCGGTTGCGGCGGCGGAGGGTCATCCGCGACTGGCTGGAACGATCAGTATTTTACTGGACCGGCCGGCTGCGATGGCGGTTGGTATGGGGCCGGTGGCTCCGGGGCCATGGGCGCATTCGGCATGTCATCGCAGGGCTACGCCGGGCCGGGCGGCATTGCCAAGCAAGGCTTGCTCGCGCTCGCCTATACCCCATACGTCGCACCACCTTCATCG